TTACTTTCCTAAAATCGGATTCTACATTCCTAAAACTGACTCAAAGGCACTCTTCTTTGGCTGGCTTGGAGTTTCTGCTGGCGAGTTTCCTGGCCTTGGCTTTGATGCAACCTTGGGTGGCACTGCTCTTTTCTTTACCTGTGGCTTTTGCGCTTTAGGTTTTTGCTGTACCTGCCTTGCGTAACCAGATTTCTCAAGCAATTGTCTTTGTTGATTGAGAGACTCGTTTATGCGTTGATTAGCTCTCATGGTAAGAATAGCTAACAAATCCGCATCGTTCCATGTGTAGTATGGAGCCCTTTTGTTTTCAGGTAACCTAAAGTACCTCTCCCTTCTCATGAAGGTTTTTCCATCCTGCTGTGTTTGACCGCTCTGTATAAAGTTTTCCTGCTCGGTGTTGACCCACTGCAAAAGCTTGGCGTGTATCGGATTATTCTCATCGTAGCTTACCATACCTTGGGTTATATCAAGTAGTAGGTCGCCCGTGTGGTGCAACTCTGTTGTGAGGGTGTTTACTATCTGAAATTCCAATGGATTTGTCTCAGCAAAGTTCTTAATAGACTCCTCATCCTTAACATGATCAGCAAGTTCTTTAGGTATAGCATTAACAGAATATTCCCGAAACTCTGCCTTGTGGCCCTGCACAACCGGTGCCTTGCGAGCTTTCTCTTGCTCCATTCTTGCACGCTCTTTTTCAGGTGCCTGCTTCTCCTCGATTCTACGCATCGCTTCATGAACATTACGCTCACGCTCCACCTTCTTGATTGTGAACTGATCAAAGTCAGGTCGATTTTTTTGAATAAAAGCCTGGTAGTCTTCATCTTCTGATAAGTCTACATGTGGATCATCTTGTATTCTTTTCTCAATATACTTCTTTGTCTTTTGGAAGTAGTCCTTAAACTCCTTATCTTTCCCGACATAACCATCTAAATTATCGGAAGCGAATTTTGCTAAATCATAAATATCTTTTTCTTCGGGCAATAATCCGTCCACAAACTCTTTATCCGGATCCTCCTCGGGAAACGCATATTGTGGAGCCACCTCGGGTTGATCAATATCGGGATCAACAACTTGTTTTACTTTTTTCTTCTTGGCGGCCTTGGGTTTTGGTTGATCTTTTCCAGGCTCTTCAGCAATTTCTTCCTCAACCTCTCCCTCTGGCTCAACTTCTTCCTCGGACTCCTCTTCTTCAGCTACGGGCTCACGGTCAAGTTCGTCAATAGCTGCATTTAAAGTTATTGGCTCGCCTAAATCTTCTTCAGGCTCTTCAGGTTCAGGCTCTTCTGCTGCTTCAAAGAGAGCATTAAATAATGAATTTCCTTGCTCCTGGGCAGGCTGTTCCTGCTCCGCAACTTCTTCAGTTGCTACTTCTTCTACTTCTTGCTCTACCTGTTCTTCCTGTTCTTCGCTCATAACTGTACTTGTTGTTCTGGACTTGTTTGTGGTTGTTGCTCTGGTTCCATTGATGGTGCCCCCGGAGGTGCTTCAGGTGACTCACTAGCTCCTGCTTGTTGCGCAACCTGCATTAACTGCTGAACTGCCTGTATAACCTGGGGCCACTGCTCCTTGAGTTGTGAAATGAATTGCTCGTTCTGCATGTCACCTATCTCTTGCTCTTGATCTGCTTCATCTGTATCTAGTCTCAGATCGTGTGCTCCTGATAGGCGGAATATCTCATTTAAGAATGTGAATATGCGATCCTTGCCAAGGGCTTGCGGGATACCTTCTACCTGCATCAAGCCTTGCAATGTTTGACTTAAAACCTGCGCAGACTGCGTGTCCCTTGCTCTTTCTGCACCATCCCTGCTTGTGAACAAATACTCATGTATCAGGTTAGCCGGATCGCCAATGACATTACGTGCACTTGCTTCCGTTATTCCTTCCACCTCGGACTCAAAGCCTGCTTCCCTGATTACTCTATCGGTATACCTTTGGCTAATCGGCACAGTAAACTTATCAGATGAACAAGATACCAAATGCTCGTAGAATAGCTTTTTTGCCGCAGCCCGCATATCATCAATCCCCTCGGAAATAAATGAGTATATACTGTTTGTCGTATTTGCTATTTCGGCAACCTCTGTGGCACTAATCTCCCGAGGGGCGGGCTGACCAAGCTCCTGTGGAGACAAGATCAGCAACCGCTCGACGAGATTAAGCAACTGGAGGATTGCTTGGATTGACTGATTGATTCCAGCCGAAAGTTCCTTTTGTACATCTACAATTTGTATGAAATTGTTATTATTTATGCCTAAGTCTGCCGCTTTTTGACCTGAGTAAAATAGTGCTTTTGGTTTTGCGTAGAATGAGTCCTCAGCAAGTGCATCCTTGATATACTCTTTGACATCATCATCTAGTGCATCCTGATCGATGCAAAATATCTTCATCATGCTGACCTTCATGTCGTGAAGCATTTTGGTCATGATATTTGAAAGCTGATCCTGGAACGGCATGATCTCATGAGCTACCGATATATTTGCCATGCGATCATCATTCTCATTAATTCCGCCGTATATAGCAGGGAGTGATGGTAGATACTCTGCGTAAATAACTGTCTCATCACTTGCGACAGTAAGCTTGAGCCAAACATCGTGCGGATAATCTCCGAGGCCATCTCTTTTGGGATTTACCTTCATGCACATATTGGTGACGAACATCCCCTTGTCCTCGTCCTCAGATGAATAAACACCTACATTTTGTGTTCTTTCATTATGAAACGGGTACTGATCTTGCGTCTTTGGAAACGACATGTTGTCGCTAAAGTAGTAATTAAAAAACTCAGCATAATCAGAGTAAAGAGAGTGCAAAGAGTTAGTGAAACTTATCTCATCTGAGTTCCATGTGGATGGGCTATTCTTAATGTCTCCGTATCTAACAATATCCCAGTACCCGATCCACTCTGGACCTTGATTAATGTTTAGGTCATGCAGGGGCTTTGATTGATCCCACACAACTCTTGTTGGGTGAGGAGTCTTTAGTTTTACCCCCGACATCTCCGAGTAAGAAGATAAATCCTTTTCACCTGTCACGGGATCGGTGGTCTCTCTCCACTGTATGTCCTCCGTCCATGAGGTTTCAGGAAATGCAATAGAATGACCATACATAAACATTTGCCTGATAATCTGCTCCCACAAGTGACGATAACCAAACTGATCGGTCATCATTTCAACCCTCTGGGAAAGCACATCTGCGCGCACCTTGTCCTCTAATTGAGTGCTCCTTGGTTCATATTTGAAGTAAGGGTAAAGATTGCTAAACCTATGCACCTGCGCGGCAACCCTTCTTGTAACATAAGACCTGATTAAATTTACACTTACCTCATAGAGTCTGAGTGTATTGATATTCTTCAGGTTACCTTCATCATCATACTCGCAAAACTCATCAGACTTGCTTACGCTAGAAAGATCCTCCTGGCATTGCTCAATGGAAATTTTGCCCTGTGCATACTGTAATAACGGAATGGTCGCTTTATTGATAGGATTGCTGTCCCACGCAATATCTACGGACATATAAAGTTTTGCGTGTTTTGTTGAAAACCTTATCCCCTCTATGATTCTCGACTGAACCATGTCTTGGAACTTTTCTCGGGTTTCCGCATCCTTACCCTCTTCCGCAGTGAATATTTCCCTTAGGCGTGCTTGGGTGCAACCGTATCTCTCCAGTATGTCTAAATTAACCATTTTATTTCTCCGTAAAATCGAATATGTTTTTTATTGGGTCAGGTACCCAGTTCTGCATAAATTGACCCTCGATCACGGAAAGCAATATACATGCTGACATGGGAAGAGGTTTTGTTTTGTTTATCTTCAAATCAAGATTATCGACTCCTATGAGCGTGCCTAGCTCCGCATAAGTCATGCGCAGGAACGAGCACATCCGCTCTACCCTTTTTTTATCCCAGATCTTAGGAAGTCCAAGGCGCGCGTAGTGACACTTGATAAGAACTGAAGCAGTTGTCTCATCATCACTCTTCCTCTTCTTTGTCTTCCCCTTCTTCTGGGCTTTCATCGCTTTCTAATGAGGTGATTGAGATGATATTCTCCAAAGGCATGGCTGCGCGGTTTTCCGATAATTCACTTATCGAAAGTTCTGCAGTTACCTTAACCTTATCCCCCACAGACATTCCCTCAAAATCCTCCAATAGCTCTGGATTATTCTTAAGGTCTATTGACATAATGCTTTCCATAAAGTGTAACTTAGGATTTATTGTAACTAAAATCAAGTCCCTAATTCAATGATCTCGGAACCGCTTGTTCTTCCTACATCTATATAGTGGGTTGATTCGTGATAAATTATTGGATAACTCATTGCATCAAAGGCATGTATGTAAACACTTCTCCTGGGTTTAAAGGCAACATTAGGGTCATATGTTTTGCCAGGTTTCTCTGAAACAAGGTTGCGAAACATCTTTGAACAATTCACGCAAGGTACGGACATTACAAACTCCTCGGAACTAAGTTTCGCTATCATCAACCTCACCCTCGCTTCAACCGATCCACTAAACTTGGGTGCTGCTTTCATGCGTATTGGCTCGAGCTTAAAAGTATCGCTCTTTGCTTTGGATATTTCCTCAATGTCCCTTACATCATAGGAGCCCGTCTTCGCCCTATATTGATTAAATGCAGAGTTATCGGAGATGTGTATAAACTTAAACTTATGCTTCATCCTTCGATTCCAATACGCCATCTTGCGCATAATCATTGGGATAAGAGTTGTGTAGGGTAGCTTCTTATTGATTACCACAAACTCATCGAATACACTCCATATTGTTTTGTCCGCACCAGGCAATGCCTGCATGAAGATTACGGCATTATTGACAGAACCCGGATCCCAACCGCATATTATCGGATATTTAGTGGATGGCAGTATTCCGCTTTTGGCATCTCCCCGCAAGTGTAGTGTTTTATTGAAGTAGGGGCCGAATATCGCATCCCCCGCAGGGCGATCAATCCACTCACCTCTTACCATCCGAGCCTCCTCTACGGGATCGGACTTAACTGCTTCAAGAATCCTATCGTAATAACCCAATGGCAGGTTATCTACATTCTCTTTAATTGGCACATGGTAGGTGGAGTAGTCGTTATTCCAATTTCCATCCTTATCGTAGGGCTCCTCAAAAAATCTTTTATACACCCAATGACTCGGTCCATCCGGGTTGCAGGCGGCAAGATACTGTTGCGGGCCATGGATTCCTTGTCGTCTACCTAACTGCTGCACGACGGCATTAAAGTAATCTGGGGTATCCAAGTTGGTAAGCTCATCCACGAATACCAGACTCGGCTCAAAACCTTTAATCCGATCTTTAATAAACGCACCGTATGGTACTGATATAAGTACGACCCGAGAGTGTCCCCCGAACCTATTCTCTATATCTATATATAGGTTCTTCTGAGTATCCTGCCTCTCATCAGTGTGACTAAGTCCGATTCCATCCTTCCATTCCGGCAATATCTCAACTTGCAACTTATGCCACACTCCACCAAGCGTAGCCTGAGATCTAACACCAACTATTATTAATGCGAGTGCATTAAAGTTTTCATAGCAGTGACGAACAAGTTTATGGCCACCGAGTGAAAAAGTTTTTCCGGAACCCCGTTCTCCATAAGCGAGTATGTAATTTGAAGGATCATCAAATATACGTTGCTGAGTAGGACTGAGCGAAGGAGACCAAATAGAAACCTCTGCCTCTTGACCTGATTCCTCATCAACTGCCTCCGCAAGTCTATCAGCCAATACATTATGTTTGAGCTTCTTCGTCGACATCCTGCAGTTCCTTTAGAGGTCTAAACCCTGGTTTCTTCTTAACTCCTGACTTTTCCTTTTGATCATATAGTTTAAGCTGAAACTCTAATCCCTTCAACAATCTGTCATGAAACTTACCCTGTTGCTCGCAAGCTTGTATAAGCAATCTTGTTTTTAATGCTTTCTCCTCGGGGTCCATTGTTTCATCCTGAAGCTCATCACGCAGTTGCTCCCCTACTTCAAATAGTGCTATGTTTTGCCTAAGGTTAAGTTTTTGAGTTATCCTCAAGCCCTCAGCCATAAAGTTCCCGATCGAGTCATCAAACTCCTTAAATACCTCTAGTTTTGATACATTGTCGGGATTTGCCAGCATTGACTTAATGTCTTTCTCAAAGGCCTCCCTTCCGTTTTTATTCAATGCATCTAGCATCTTTTTGTTTTTAACCTCAGGGGACTCTTCCCTTACCATCACTTCCGTTTGATCAGGAAGTGGATCGGCTGTCCCATTATTTATCCAAATAGGTCTAAGCTTTGGATCGGTAGATACCCTCTTCCTTATGTAATCATTGCGTACACCAAAGTGTTCCGCAACTAAGCCATAATCACCCTTAAAGTCGACCATAGCTTGCCCTAGTAATTCCGTGCTAATCTTATGACTTTTTGGCATTCTCTAAGATTTTAATGATTGGTAAAAATGTAGTATCCCAATGACCCGACTGCTTTAAGTAACTAAACTTAGCCGAGCTTCTTGTGTATGCCCTTGCTCGATTGCGGTCATAGCAGTTCAGTGGGTCAAAGTTACAACCTTCGCAAAACGCTCTTATCTTTCCAATGAGCATATTGTCCCAATTTGTCATGCGACTAATTTTTGCTACCTCTGCAACAGGTAGCTCCGCACCAACAGCTATCTCTTGGTCGGACATCGCCCGCACATGCTTGGGCGAAAATTGCTTTCTCGCAAGTAGTCTTACTAAAGCAGGAGGATAGTCTTCAAGTATCTCCCAGGGTGTCTTTTTTCCACTTTTGGATATTTTCATATACTGGTTTCAGGTCTCCCCACCCTTTATCGGTGGTTCCGATGATAACATGCTTTGTGTCATCATCGCAGCGTTTACCGACCAGAATCCAGTCATCACAATATTCGCCTACTGTAGATTTAATTCTATCAAATAGGTCAAAAGCCTCCACTTTTGATTTAGGTATATTTTGTTTTTGCCAATCCGTCATGGATTTTAAAATTCACACATCCAGGGAATATTGCAACACGAAAATTCGTGTATCTTAATCTATGGTTTTTAAAACCGTAGTTTTTCTAATCAGTTCCAACCAGTTCCAACCAGTTCCAATTTCGTTGTCACAATTGTCACATGTTGAGGGATCTATGTGGAGCTATGTGGAGCAATACGTGGAGCGATTGGGAGCGATCTTAGGAGCGATTGGGAGCGATCGAGAAATATGCTTTTGCTATCTTCTTATCTACCCTGTTGTTCTTGTAGTTTTTAAGGAATGTCTCGGATGACATGTGTCCCATGATGTCCAGGGATGTCTCAAAACCTAAGTGCCAATACGCATAACTAGCGAAGGAGTGCCTTGCTCCGTTTGCAGGATAATCAAAACCTTTAACACCTCCCCCGCCTTTTCTCCCATTATTTTCCCAACCGTATGCTCTTTTAGCTGCTCGTCTTCTTGCTTGGTTAAAGCCCGAGTATGATGACATAACTAATCCAGTAGTTCTTTTGGGTAGCCATTTCCATAGATTTGGAGGAGGTACTATCCATCGCTCATATCCTGTTTTAGTGATTTCTGCTTTTAGTCCGATTCTTTCCCCGTACTGAATATCTGAATACTGTAGTAGGCTTAACTCGCCTTCCGGGCGGATCCCCGTGAATAGAGCAATTGCCATGGCAGGCTTATACTTATCGGGCATTGCCTCCAATAGAGATTTTGCTTCTTCCACTTGTAAAATACCGGGTAATTTAAAAAAGACCTTTTTTTGGACCAATTTTAGGCTCTCATTGTTCTTGATGTACCAATCATTCTCATTTGCACCATATCCTTTTTTCCCACACCATGCCATGAATGTGCGGACGGATGCCGAGTAACCCTGCTTGGTTTTAAACGACCAATTAGAAGAGTTCACATATTCGTGGTAATCCTTTTCTTTTACTTCACTTACGAACCTATCTTCACCGAACCATCTTAAGAACTTATTAACTCTTTCCTCTGTAGTTAGGTAACCCTTCTGCTTCTTCTTGAATTTATTATAGTTTTCCTCGTCGTAGGCTTTTAAGTATTCATCCCGTGCTATTCGCAATATGGTCTTATCTCCCGTTGGTTCCTTTTCGGATAATTGACCCAACCAATCGACCACATCAAAAGAGTTAGCTTCTTTCCATGAATCGAAAAATTTTCTTCTTCTTTTACCTTGGTGTAGAATATTTACTACCCATTTTATCTTTCCCCGAACTTCGTGCTGTTTGATACTTACCTTCATGTGTTGACAAATCTGTTGACAAAAAAAATGTTATTTAGTGTGAACGATTGGTAAATAATGAATAATTTTATGTCTACCAAAAAAAAGAGCCTCATTGCTGAGACCCTTTATTTAAGCGAGATTGACGCTATTTATGAATGGCACACCCGGAGGGAGTCGAACCCCCAACCTCCTGGTCCGTAGTCGGGTGATGTTCCTCTTTATTGCTTAGATCTAGAGCCTTGTTGCCTATCTGTTGCCCGATTGTGCTTCACTATCGCATGGTTAACCCAGTCCTGCATTCCATCATCCCAATGCAGTCCGTGGAACTCTTTAAGATGAACCCATGCTCGGTGCCTCTGGTGGGAGCGCCACTTACGGGCTTGGTCATTCATTTCATTATATTCGTCATTACCAGTTAATAGTAACTGCTCAATACTTGCTTCATGACTGCACAGCCAATTAGCAAGGAATAGCACAGTGGTAACTGCCATAACTGCTAATGCTGTAGCTGTGTACG